TGCAATCCGCAGCGGCCCGCAGTAACAGCTCACCCGGCACAACGCCCTCGGCCCATGCCAGTGCGCAGATAGCGCCGAGAGCATAGGCAGCCTCGGGCGTGCACGTGGGCAGCAACTCGTTTACGAGGGGCAGGGTTTGCTCGGCCAGCTCGGCAGTGGTCATGGTATAAAATCTCGCACACCTTCCATGAATGCCGCTGGATGCTTGGCAACCTCGGCCATGGTCTCATTGGTGTGCGTTTCGAGGGCAAAGAGCTGGGCCTCAAGATCGGCTGCGGTGCTTTCCATGCCTCTATCGCGTAATGTGTGCACAGCGGCCCGGGTTTTCACCATGAGCTCATCGATCATCTTTGTCCATTCAACGCTGCGCTGCTGCAGGTAGCGCTGCGCCTCTTTCGGAGTCGGAGTCATGCCTACAATTGCAGCATGCCTAAGCCTGAGCAGCCCGGCTACTATTGGGTGCGATTTGAAAAGGAAACTTACGATTGGGAAGTTGCGCAATGGAACGGCAAATTCTGGCAGCGCATCGGTGAGGAATTAACTTTCGATGCCGAGGATGCGGCGGCCATCGGCCACCGCATTGCGCCGCCTGCGGATCGGTGAGCGCCATGTTTAATGAGGTGTGGCGTGGGCCCTTTGTGGTGTGGGTGCCAACTACTGAAAGCGTAGAAAGTTTCGAAACCGCCGCCGAGGCGCACGAGTGCGCAAAGCAATACAACCGTGATGGCGATTGGGGCCCGCGCTTTGTGCTGCAGACTGTGGCCGTTTACGAGGATGCGCCGCCCGCCGATCTGTAAGAATTGCAAGCATGCCTCAGCAGCAGCAGCCTGATCAGCCCGGCTTTTATTGGATCCGCAGTTATGCGCCCGTTGGTTCAACTGATAGGCGCATCGGTGCGTGGGAAATCGCTTTGTTTGAAGGCCTGCGCTGGTGGCCGTTCAACGGCATCGACGCCATACAGCCCGAGCACATTGCGCAGATCGGCCCGCGCATTGAGCCACCGCTGCCCTTGCTCATCGAGCTGCTCGGCACGGAAGCTGGCGGCCAGTTTGGCGTTGTGGCCAGCAAAGAAGTTTCAGGCGGCGAGGCCTCATACACGTTTGGGCCGTTTCAGAAAGAGGCGGCCATCACTCATGTGCGCATCACCGCTGAAGGATTGGCACCCGTTGTGCGTCAGGTGAACAATACGACGCTTTTGCCGGGCGTAACATGCACGGTGAACACGGGGCGGCCCGTGCCAGCGGATGCGAGTTTTGAGGTAACAGATTTAGCCGATGCGTGGTTTGCCCGAGAGCGAGAACGTATCGAGGATTAGCGCGGCCTACAATTGCAGCATGAGTGCCGAGCGCCAGCGCACAGTATATGATGCGCTCTCTGCGCAGCTCCCGATGGACGAGGCCGAGCAGGCGCTGCTCACGCAGGTGGGTGGTGCGTGGGTGAAAAGCTTTCCTGATGGCGATTACCTCACGCTCACGCCGCTCTATGGTGGCTGGCAGGTGGGACGCAGCAAAGCGGGTGACACTGCAGGGTGGTCTGAGGCGTGGCAGTTTGAGCACGCAGCGATGGCTGTGGTTTCGATGTGCATGCTGCTCGATAATGAGCAGCCCGTGGGGTGGGTGCGGCACATTTTTCTCGATGCCGAGGGCCGCAGCGTAAGAGTGGGCCCGCATTAAGCTGGATGCGTGGACCGCACCTATAGCATCCATCTGATCGTGCAACGCATGGACGGCCCGCAGCAGCCGAGCGGGTATGCCGATATCAGGCTAGATGACATACCAGCCGAGGCCGCCGAGGATCCCGGGTACATACTGGCCACCGTGATCAACATGGCGCGGCGTTTCTGGCCGCAGGATCGGAAACCCTCAATCGCAGATATTACTGAGATGCTGCGCCGAAAAGGCCCGGGTGAGAACGAATGAATTACAACCTGGAAATCACCATTGCCGATGAGCGAGGCCGCACCGAGGTGAAGCTTTCGAACGTGCCAGCCGAGCGCTTGCAGGCGGATCCCATGTTGGCGCCGCTGCTCAAAATGCACGAGCTCTCACTGCAGGATGGCAAAAAGCGCAAGCTGAGTTTCGAAGAAATCAGCAATGCCGTAGAGCAGTACACCAAAGGCACCGAGGCAACTTAGCGCTGCGGCCTCGTTAAGTCGATCTCGCACACGAACTGCTCGGCCCACGTCTCATACCGTTTCAGCTCTCGGGCGTGCTGCCGAATTTGCCAGCAAAATGCCACGGCGTGCCCAGCCGCAATGAGTAGATAGGCGATGCGCCAGCCGAGCGGCGGCGAGTGATAGAACGTACCAAAGATCAGCACCCCGCAGCAAAAGGCATTTACGGCAAGACGCCACCCACGGTATCTGAGCAGGCTGCGCACGCTCTTAGGGTACTGCGGTAGTCTGCCCAACTGTGCGGCCCGTCTGAACATCTGTACAGGCCCGCTGATCAGCCGCAAACCCTGCGGCCCGCAGCCGCTCGATGTGCTCGGCGGCATCCGCAGGCGCACAGTAAATGATCGGCAGCCACAGGCCGGGCATCACCTCGGCCACTATCGCCACCCTGCCCTCGTAAACACAGGTAAAGTCGCTTTCAGTCATGAGCAAAAAACGAGCGGTGCGCAAACGACGGACACCGAAACCCGCATCGAAACCCGTTGCGAAACGAGGCAGGCCAAAGGTCGAAATTGACCTAGATGTATTAGAATCTCTCGCACACGATGGGTGTGTCAATGCGGAGATTGCCGCCTTTTTCGGGCTCACCGAGCGTGCATTAGAAATCAGATTTTCGAAAGAGCCCGCACTGCGTGAGGCCAAACTGCGAGGCGTGCTCAAAGGCAATGTGAGCCTGCGCCGAGCGCAGATGTCAATGGCCCTGAGCGTTCACGGGCACGGGGCCCGCACCATGCTGGTGTGGCTGGGGAAACAACGCCTCAACCAAACCGATAAGCACAAAGTGGAATCCGATTCCACCGTTCGCAGCGAGGGCCCGCCGCCCATCATCCATGTCGAGTTTGTTGAAGCACAGCCGGAAACAGAGGGCGACAGCCCCACCGAGCAAAGCGCCCTCGGTTAAGTTTCCGCGCAAGTTTGAGATTCTCTGGCGCAAGGCCCGCTACAAAGTTCTGTACGGTGGGCGCGGCGGCGCGAAATCATGGACGATTGCGCGGGCACTTGTGCTCATGGCATCCTCGCAGCCGCTGCGCATCTTGTGCGTGCGCGAGTTTCAGACCAGCATCGGCGATTCAGTACATAAGCTGCTGGTGGATCAGATCTGGGCGCTGGGCCTGCAAGGCCAGTTTGAGATCTCAGACAAGAGCATTCGCAGCCATGCCGGCGCAGAGTTTCTTTTCAAAGGCCTGCGCAAGTCGATACAGGAAATCAAATCTACCGAGGGCATCGACATTTGCTGGGTAGAAGAGGCTCAGAGCGTGAGCAAAGAATCGTGGGAAATCCTCATTCCAACGATTCGAAAAGAAGGATCCGAAATTTGGATCAGCTTCAATCCGGGTGAAGAGCTCGATCCCACTTTCCAGCTCTTCGTAGTGAAGCCACCGCCCGGCGCACTGGTCGTAAAGGTCAACTGGTCGGATAACCCCTGGTTTCCAAAGACGCTCGATGATGAGCGCCGCTACATGCGTAGCGTCGATCTTGAGGCTTATGAGCACATCTGGGGCGGCCACTGCAAAGCAATCACCGATGCTTTTCGGTGCTGATTGGGGATTTGCGAATGATCCCACGGCGCTGGTGCGCTCATGGATGCACGATGAGCGCCTGTTTATTGACTTCGAAGCATTTGGATACAAAACCGAAATCGATGAAACACCTGCTCTCTTTGATCGTGTGCCAGGCGCACGCATTTGGCCCATCAAAGGGGATCCCGCGCGGCCTGAAACGATCTCGTACATGCGCCGCCAGGGTTTCAACATCACAGGCGCAGAGAAGTGGGAAGGGTGCGTTGAGGACGGCATCACGCACCTCAAAGGTTTCCGGCAAATCGTCATTCACGAGCGCTGCAAACACATGCAGGATGAGCGGCGCTTGTATCGCTACAAAGTAGATCCAAAAACGCAAGAGGTGCTGCCGCTGATCGTGGACAAGCATAACCACGGGTGGGACAGTGTGCGCTATTCGCTAGACGGCTACATCCAGCGGCGCGGCGTTAATAGTGTGTGGGCACGGCTGGCAGGGTAATTTTCCAATGAATAAACGACAGAGTAAAAAGGCGCTGCTTCGCGATGGCGCAGGCGCATCATCCGCGAGGCTGGGCGACAGCTACCAGAATTTTGAGGCGGGCATCGGATACGGTGCCAACAATCTGGCCTCGGGCGGCCATTACGCCATCGATTACATCAGCCGCAACCGTGAAACGCTGGAGTCTCTCTATCGATCCTCGTGGATTTGCGGCAAAGCTATCGACGTGTACGCCGAGGATATGACCCGTGCGGGCATCGAGCTCAACGCGCAAGGCATGCAGCCCGGCGAGGATGAGGAATTGAGCGCCTACTGGCGGCGGCTGCGCATCTGGAAAAAACTCACGGAAACGATCAAATGGGCCCGGCTGTATGGCGGGGCCATCGCAGTGCTGCTCATTGACGGGCAGGCCACCGAAACGCCGCTGCGCATCGAGTCAATTGCCAAAGATCAGTTCAAAGGCCTTGCGGTGCTGGATCGCTACTGCATGACGCCCACGCTCACCGATCTGGTAACTGATCTCGGCCCAGAGATGGGCCTGCCTAAGTTCTACGACGTGTACAGCGACAACGTAGCGCTGAAGCGGCAGCGGATCCACCACAGCCGTGTAATCCGCTTGGAAGGGCAAGAGCTGCCCTACTGGCAGAAAATCCGAGAGATGCTGTGGGGCCAATCGGTGTTAGAGCGCCTCTGGGATCGGCTGCTGGCATTCGACTCGACCACGGCGGGCGCAGCGCAACTGGTTTTCAAAGCTCACCTGCGCACCATCAAGATCGAAGGGTTACGAGACATCCTCGCGCAAGGCGGCATACAGCAGCAAGGCCTTGAGCGAATGATTGCGTTTATGCGGCGCACTCAATCCAATGAGGGCATCACGCTGCTCGATTCCAAAGACGAGTTTGAAACGCACCAGTACACATTCAGCGGCCTCGATAACGTGCTACTGCAGTTTGCCCAGCAGCTTGCAGGTGCGCTCGGGATCCCGCTCACCAAGCTTTTCGGACAAGCGCCCGCAGGCCTCAACGCCACGGGCGAAAGCGATATCCGAAACTATTACGATTCGATCAATGAAGAGCAAGAGGCGCAACTGCGGCCCGGCATTCACAAGCTGCTGCAGGTGACACATCGCAGCAAATTCGGCGCACCGCTGCCCGATGGTGCTGATTTCGAATTTGAGCCACTGTGGCAGATGGACGAAACCGAGCGGGCCACCGTTGCGCAAACCACCACCACCGCTGTGCAGGGTGCGTTTACCTCGGGCATCATCGGCCAGCAAACGGCGCTCAAAGAGCTCAGGCAGGCCAGCCGGGCATCTGGGGTGTTCACCAACATCGATGATGCAACGATTGCGGCGGCCACGGACGAAACCACGCCGCTGGGAGAACTCGG